CCGAATATTTTAGATAGCATAGTTTTCATAAGATATTACACTATATTATATATATTAAAAATTAAAATATCAATACTTTCTTTGTATTATTCAAAACTCCATACAATACGTTTCCGCTAACAAATAATCCTCTTCTTCCAAAATCTGGATCAAGATTGAAATCAAAACTTAATGTAGCAGTTTTATTGCTTCCGATAGAAGAATCATAGTTAATATTTGTAAATTTACAGCCACTAAAAATTAATTTTGTTGTATCTACTCCGACTTTACTATTGTTGAAATTAACAATAATATTGTAATCTTCATCTCTATTTAATGTATCGAAAAATGAGCCAGAAAGATCTTCTTTAATAATAAAACTTGTATTTAATTTTCCATTAATTGGAAATTCTATTTTTCTTAATAATGGGAATTTGTAATTAATTGCCCTGTAAGATTTTGTATTAAAAGATAATGAGTAATCTAAACTTTGAATTATATCATTATAAAATAAAACTCCAGTAGTATTATTTGTATAAAAAGTAACACTAGCATCTCCTGGCAAAAGAATATTTTGTCCACTTATTGTGTTTTGATTGTAATTTAAAGCTTTTGGAATAATTATTGTATCATTACTTGCTTGATTTATTCCAGATCTTAAATCTAAAAAGGTATACTTTACTCCAGACCCACTAGTATAAAAAACAATATTATCTGCAACATAACTTTGATTTACTACTGGCAAATTTCCAAGTGAAACATTAAAAGAATATTCGTTAAGATAAGAGTTTTGAAAATGTAATAATCCATAATTTTGACTATTTGAGTTTATTACTTGGGTAACATTAGTTGGATTAATTAAAGAACTTGTTAGGGTAGCGTTTTCAGAAAATAAATCATTATCATTTTTATTTATAACAAGATAAAAATCTCTATCATTTAATAATCCGCTATTAGTACATAATCCAGAAAACATTGGTGCATTAAATCCAGAAAAATGATTAACATTAAAATTTAACCTATTCTCATTTGTAACACCATCAGGAATATAAGAAAAATTAAAAGTAACCTCTGTGGATGTATTTACGCCTTGAAAAATATTTTGTTTTTGACCAAAACCTTGGGCATTTAATCTTGGTTGTTGGATTGAATAATTAAAATTTTGTATTTTTTCTAATCTTTTAAGAATAATATTATTAGCTAAATAATAATCAGAACCCGCATTTTGTTCTCCACTATATGGAGCAACATATAAACCTTCTACATTGTAGATTATTCTATTTCTGGCCATAACCTTAATCCTTGTATAGGATTACACTTTTTAAGCTTTACTATGATATAACAATGAAGCTATGTAATTTGAGACTTGATGTTCAGCTGCAATCTCTTGAATATTATTGATTTGTTCTTGATTTTGATCGAAAGGTTTTTCTATATATTCTTCAATTTTAGCTGTCCAATTTTCTGGAGTTTCGTTAGCTATAATAATTTCAGATATATTTTCTGCACTTTCTTTTTGCTGGTTACTTAATTTTTTAACATTAAACTTTTTCCTAACAGCAGACTTAACTTCTTCTTCTAGATTTTGAGATGCTAAGATGTTGTCTTTAATTTTAACAACCGAGAACGAAGCTTTCGTACCAATTGGTTTTATATTTTTTGTAGATTGAGGTATCCCAGTAGAACCAGATGGTCTTCCAGCTTGACCAGCTGCACTTCCACCAATAAGTGGTTGATATAAACCTTCATCTCTTAATTCTTTGAATTTTCTTTGAGAGTCTATAGACTCTTCTTGAGTTGGTAATCTTCCAGTTTCGATTGCAGCTAATCCTTCTTCTGCAGTTAATACTCCTAATTCTACTAGTCTATTATAAATTCTAGAATATTGAACATCATCTTTAATATCAATATCTTGAAATGTTGGGGTTGGAAAATTCTTAAAACCAATATCTTTACTCATTCTTCTAATTTCTGGAATCAAGAATTCATTGATGAATACTTCTCTAGCTTGCTTTAATCTTTGAACAAATACTTGAACTTTAATACTTGTGTTTGCAAATTTTTCATTACCAATAAGAATATTATTTAATCCAATTTGAATATCGCGATCTACTACTTCATACTTTTGTGGTCCAATTAAATTACCAATATCTGGAATAACGAATTGAGCTTTTGTTGTATAATCAGCGATAAGAACTCTTCCAATACTTTGATTTTCAAATAATTGTTGCATCGCTTGAAGATTCTTTTGATTTACTCCACCTTTATCAGGAGTATCTCCCATAGTAACTAACAAAACTGCTTGTTGCATTGTTCTTGTTACCGCCATATCCATTTTCTTCATTTCAAGTTTCCAGTTAATATCATCAAGAACAGGAAAACCCATTGGAATAGAAAGTGGCTCGTAATCTTGCTTCTTATAAAATACTGCTGCGAGTTTGCTTTTGTCTAGTGGAACAAGAATATAAGAATTGTTTTTACTTTTAATCTTATCTTTAACATCTTGGGGAAGATTATTATAAACTTCAATATCTTCATCCGTTTTTGGATCTCTTAGTCTTTCTAATTCGTAATCACTCAATAATTTATAATAAACATTGAAAGCATAATTAACCGTTCCTCCAACATATATATCTGCTGGATTGATAATTGTATATCTTGCTGGAAGTTTAACCGAACCATCTTGAGCAATTGATTTTAATTTAGAACCAAAAGTTTGTGTTATTTTTAAAAGTTGTTCGCTAGTTAAAGATGTGTCGAATCTATAAGTGAATACGTTTCCGCTTCTGTAGTACTCTCTAAAGAATTGATCTTGAAAGCTTGCTAGATTGATTTTCTTAAAATATGCTTCAAAAAATTCTCTTGATTTTTGGCTTCCACCAGTTAGATAAATTTGACTATCTGAAAACTCAGTCATCAAATCAATTGTATTTCTAAAAATACCTACATTGTAATAAGCTTTTTGGCATAGAATAATAGCGTCTCTAACATCTAAAGTAGAAAGATTTCTTACATAATTAGAATATCTAAAAGGAATAATACCTGTATCAATATTAATAAACCTATCAGTTCTTTCAATTGTTGAAGAAGCGTTTCTACGCATACCAGTTGAAGCTCTAATTTCCGCTATTTTTGCTCTTTTCTTATCTGATGCATCAGTTCCATATACCATAAGTGGTGTTACTTGGTCTTGAGGTTGTGGTAATTCTATGGACGCTTTAGTTTCTTCAATTTTTTTAGTTTTTTTGCTCATATATTGCTAAATATTACACTTATTTTATCATTATTGGGGTGAAAGTCTGAGATATCTCTTCTTTTGGCGCGTTCATTATATCATAATAGCACTTTAAACCCCAATTTCCTAATAAAAGTGCAGAATAATTATCTTTTCTAGCTTTATTAGATGAGCTACTTCTCTTCAAGTGTTGGGGTAAATCGAAAGATTGAGTGCCTCTAGCTGTAGATGAATGTTCTACTAGAGTGCATTGTTTTTTGGTTTGATAGATAAAGTCATCTTGATTTTCAATAAAGTCTAAGGTAGACCAGTCTTTCTTTTCTTCTGTTTTCATTAACTCTAATGGGATACTTTGACCGAATACCGTTTCAAAGAAATTATCATTGGCGCAAGTTTTACTAGCAAACCATATCTTTTTGTAATCAATAGAAGCTTGTAAATGTTCGTTGGCTTTACGAATAAAGTTACTTGTAAATACTTGATTAAAAGCTATTTTCTTTGATTCTAAATTATAGCTATTTCTAACTTTACGAACTTCTTGTTCATAATCTACGCCCTCTAAATCAGAATTAAATTCAAAAGTATTGATTACTAGGTTATTACTTTTAAACAATTCAGATTGATTACAAGCAGAAAGAAATATGTCCGCTCCAGCATTATCCAAAATAATAAATACAATATTAAAATTAGTCATAAGATAATAAAAGTAATTAACGTGATTTTTTAAATTTCCTAATCCAGCGTAAGTGTGAACTAATGTGCCTGTTTTTGTTTCTTCATCAATCTCCATTACTGCCATAGCAAAATAATCTGCATTAGGACTATCACTCATATTAGGATCAATACCAAGAATATATTTTTTTCCAGAAGTTCCTTTCATTAAGGTATGAGGAGCTTGACCATTTGGTATAGTGCAATCTTCCATCTTTTTTGCGCTAAAGTAACTATCACTACCATCAATAAATCTTGCACAATATTCTCTCAAAAAGCTGCTATGACTTGATCCTCCATTTTGAGCTTCTTCAATAATCGTTTTATCAATCATCTCTAATGGCAAAGCTTCATAACTTAATTGAGATACAAAATAAGATGCTTCTGTGTTTTCTTTTGAATAGATTTTTTCTATCCATTCATTATATGTTTTATAAAGATTTTCAAATGTATAACTTGCAGAAGAAAGAGCTATCATTTTACTATTATTTTCAAAAACCATTCTATCTTCTTCTTTCATTGCTCCTTCTCTAATTAGAGTATCTTCCATTTCTCTAATTTCCATTCGTTCTTTCATGTTCTGTGGAGCAACCAAGAATGGCATCAATACAGTTTTAACAATATCTTCTGATAACAAAAGAAACTCGTCAAGCACTAATACGTTGGCACGAAATCCTCGAATCTTTTCTCCGCTCAAAGGAATAGCTACTATACTTCCGCCATTAATTGACCATTCGTATTGATCATTTCTTTTACTTTTTGAACCAAAAGCTTGTTGAAGAAGTTCTGCCCCTTTGCTATTTACAATTTTCTCTAGATTATTAAATATGAATCTAGCTGTTCTAAACGTTGGTCCTGCAATTAGAATTTTAGTATTAGGTTCAAAAACGCATTGAAGAAAACAAAATACACTTGCTATAAAACTTTTACCACAGCCTCGACCAAATACGCACATGCTAAAGTTTCTGTTTAATAAAGCCTTAAGATGAATTTCTTGATATGGTGCTAATTTAATTCCACTTATAAGTTCAGTAGTAAAACCTAAATTAGCTCTTAAAAATTTAGCAAGAGAGATTTTAGCGTCCTTATCGTTAAGAATCCCTTTAAGATTTATTAATTCTGTATTAATATCTGGATAATCTTTTTTATATTTATCTGGAGAGTATATCATAATAGTTTTAGATCATAAGCTAATTGAAGATCTATTTGCCTGTAAAAACAATTCGATGTAAAAATAGATTCAATTACCTTTGTCATCTCTCCTCTTCCATCTACAAAAAGAAATTGTAGATTATCATAATTTTGCAATAGTTCCCTAACGTTATGAAATATATATTCTGGAGTTGCTTTAATCTTTTTACTAATGTGTGGAAGATATTGAAAGCTAAGTGCATTAGATAATTTTTCTTCAACTACAACAATTAAATATGCTCCACTTTTCTTTGCTCTATCTATTTCATTTTTAAATCTATCAAAGTTTTTAACACTCAATGTACTGATGAAATCGCTCAAGCTTTTTCTCTCTATAAAGCATTTACAATTATCATTACTGCAAGAGTAATCCCCAAACGGTAAGGTCTTAATCTCAAACTTTGTGTCAAATTTCAACCAACTTTGTTCTCTTGTATCAACGTATATTATTGATTTCTTATTTAATTTATTTTTAAATTGATCTGTTATATTATTTGGGTGAATGAATCTATTTTCTAGTCCTAAAGTTGAGCAAACATCATAATAATTATCAAATAATTTATTGTAAAAAAGTATAGATGGCGCCATAATTGTTCTTAACTCTACTTGAGAAGGACTATAAGTTAAGTTTTTATCATCTTTTCTTTTAGATAATAATTGCTTGCAGTATTCTTGAGCTTTTTCAATTGGCTGTTGCTTTAGCCATTTTTTCATATTATTCTTATCGTTAAAATCGCTATTTAAGTATTGCTCTTTAGTCTTAAAATTAATAAGTTCATTTGTTAGTAGATCTCGTCTTTCAAAATATGTTTGGTAATATTTAACTTTATTCAGACCATAACCCTTGAGCGACATATGTAATGCCTTTTCAGTTGGAAACTCTTTTCCATCTACTTTACATATAACTGACATAAAATTATCCGTTTAAAATATCGTCTTCTGATATTCCAAGTATTCTAGCTTTCAATTCATCCATTGTGCCAAGACGCTCGATTTCTTTTTTGATGCTGTTTTTTCTGAGCTCTGCTATTTTTAACAATTTTTGCCTTGACTCTTCTTGTTTCCACATTTCAACAAGATTTAAGATACTAGCATTTTCTTTGACTTGTTTACTAAGTCTTTCGCTTCTTTTAACTTTAAGATCTTGTAATAATTTTTGTTGACGATTAACGCAGTCGTTATATTCTTTTCTCGCTGTGCTACTAGCTTCTACTACTGCCATTGGAATTTTACCATCTTCTTGAGTTGCTATATCTATTTGATCTTGTAATGCTGTAATTGTTTGTTGAATACTAGATGATATTACTACTTCTGTAGCTAATACGATATATTGATCTACTTCTTCTTGAGTTAAATCGCTTTTATCATAAGTATATCTAACAAAACTGCTTTCAAAAAGATCTCTATCATTTTCATCGCTATAAAGATTAATTTGATGAGTAAATCTATAAGTATTCATATAACCAATCAAAGAATTTACTTCTTTCTTTTGCCTTGGGGTTATCTTTTCTTTGTCAATTCCATCTAATATATATTTATTAATTTTTACTACCATTCTATCTTCGCTTCGTGGAGCTTTATAAACTTCTGTAGCAGCATTTTCATTTACATCATTAAGATATTTAATATTGCTAGGTATAGTTTTCATATAATCAAGAACGCTTCTTGTTTCTTGGCAAAGATTTGTTAATGATTCGTTTTTAAATAAAATTTTAGCTATTTCAATTCCTGTCATTGTAGCGCAATTATTGCTAATGTATTCTTTTTGATCTTCTGTTAATTCTATAAGACCTTTAGCTTGATATTCGTGACTCTTTCGTGGTTTAATCTGTCTTGCTGCGAGGAATTGTTTAACAGCTTTACCCTCTTTGCTTCTGCCATCAAGATCATCTCTACCAAAAGCTAATTTAACCAATTCAGTTAATGAAGGTGGATTATCTACTCGATTATTCCATTCATTCAATAGATTTAATTGTTGTTCTTCTGTAAGCTCTGGTAAATTTTCGCTCATATTAATGAATATCTATGTCTCCATTATATAAATATTTCTTAACTT